AAATAGCAGCATTATTATCTGGCCAAAACCCATTCTCGCGATTTTTTTCTGCTAGTTTTCTAACTTTGCAACACTTTCTCGGGTTTGATGAAGAAGCCAGTCTTGCTGTTTCTTCCTGGGTAATTTGATCCATTATAGCCTCCTTATTCAGCTTGATCTTTTGCAAATATCAATAGCCCCACTACCTTATCTTTAAAGCGTGGGAAGTAAGTGTACCAAACGTGGGAAGTAAGTGTACCAAACGTGGGAAGTAAGTGTACCAAACGTGGGAAGTAAGTGTACCGTTTTTTACTTAAATTAAAGCCTTCATATCTTGAGATATCTCGTGATATCTGTTGTCATATCTTCTCTCCCGGTGAAGATATATCGAAAACTAGACGCGTTCGGGTTCTTCCGTTTGTCTTTGCTTGTTGAACTTATAGACCTCTTCAATGTAGTATTGCCAAAATACTTTCTCGTCTTTCAGTGTGTAGCTGTCACAGTTTTTAAAGTATTCAGAGAGTGCATGTTGGATTACCGCGATGAATCCTTCTTCAGTGTTAACATTTCGGAGTTGCTGCATTTTTCGTATCATCTGAAGAAGATGTTCGTTGATAACTTCTATTTCAGAGAGCTCTGTTTTTTCTTCCTGATTTCCCATGATTAATTCCTAAAATTTATTTACTTTCATTTTTTAATTTATTCATATAACCCAATACAACACAGCAAAGAAGAAAAAACCCCAGGGCAGGAATTACTATGTGAGGTGAATTGGATCCCGACAAAGACTCAAAAATATCTTGGTTTATGGGTTCAAACATGAGTGTATCCTACTTTGATTCTTTTTTTTCTCTTTCTAGCCTCTCTTTTTCTCTTTGGCGCGCTTCATCTCGAACCTTTTCAAGCCGCTGCTTTTCCTCTCTACATATTCTTTCAATTCTTTCTCTTTCAATTCTGGCTTTTTCATCTCTTTCGGAATAGGGATCCCCAAACACCGCCAAGATTGGATAAGATTGCAAAGAAGAACTTAAACCCAAAAATGTGGAAAGAAATAGTCCTAAAAACATCGTGTTTTTCATTTATCTTCCTACCATGATTAATTCCTATGAGAGAATTGAGGAACCGTAAGCAAATTTCTTCCTAAAGTACTTGGGTTTGTTTCCTTCACTATGTTTGACATAAAACCTCCTAATTTTTCTTTGGTCTGCCTTTTTTGTTGTGAAAAGTGGTTGCTTTTATCATTTGCAAAACTTATGCTGAAATCAAAATTGTTTGAATCTGTTTTTGTCTCCATTTGCCCCCTTCTGCCAGTTGGGGGTTTCTTTTTATCCTATTCTTCATTTTTTTTCCTTAAGATTGATTGTTTTTCGAGCCAAATATGAAATTTCTCTACATTCACATAAAATCGGCCATGGATCATTGAAAGAAACTCGGATGCATTGTTTTCTTCTCGCCTAGCAACAATATTTCTCATCGTACCTTGGGAGGGATAAGGAAAATGTTTTTTCCAATGAGTAAGTGGCAAGATTTGCGGTAGTGCGGTGTTTTTTAATTTTGAATTAGACATAATTATTGTCCTTTGTAAGAAATTAATATTTCTACAGACCATAAGTCTTCTTGGAAATAGGATTCATAAATTTCCTCCTATGATTTTACTGAATGAAGTATTTTATTTATCTTCCTACCTTCACTAAAAGTTAAGTTTCTTCCTCTAATATAAAATAGTCCCAAGTGTTAAAGCAAGCATAAATGCTCTCACTTCCTGTGACGGAGTCTCTATTGGTGATGATCAGTTGTTTCGAATCAGTCATCTCAAAAAGGTGTTTCGTGTATAACTCTTCGAATACATAGACGCTCGAGTTGGCGTACACTGTCATTTTCTTCATCTTAGCTTCTTCACGGTAATGATTGTCTTAGGCTCCTCGGAATATATCTTTTTTGCTTTGATCTCGGCAATGACAGAGTCGTCCTCCCATAGTATTTCGTTAAGAGCATCTTCCGTGAATTTGATGAGATTGGATATGTCTGGCTTCTTTTGGTGTGGCTCTCCGACTGCTTTTAAGCGTGCTTTCTTCGAATAACTTTTTGGAATGGGCATATGGTACTCAAATTCCACTTTAATCGATTCTGTGTGCGGGAAAAGGCCTACAGTTAGCGTTCTTACATCCCAAGCGAAGTTTGTTTTATCTTCAAAAGAAGGATCGTAGACTTTTCCTCTCGAAGTTCTGTGACGCTTGAGTGGCTTTGGATTTCCTAGTATTTCTATCTTCATTTTGGCTTTACTTACGCTATATATCCCTATTCGGGGATATATCATGAGCTATATTTTTTGTTATGCTTCATTTTCATTGCGAATATATATTTTTCTGCCTCTCACTGTTCGTGAAGGAGCCCTCTGCCTAACGATGTACCCTCTCTCGTCTAGCTGTCTGATGAGCCTTTTGATCTTGGTGGTGTCGCACTCCAATCTCTCTCCCAACTCCTTGTCTGTGAAAGAGCAATAACCTTCTTGCCTTTGAAAGAATCCTATTACTTCTAAAAGGTTAAAGTGGTCTAGTGTAAGATCTTCTTTGGGATCATCTGGAATATCGTGATCGGCTAAGTATTGATTCATGTTTTCTCCGTCTGGTTAAGTTGTTCAGGATGCATTTGGAGAGGAAGTTTAGATTTACGAATGAACTTAGGTATCGCCTCTTCCAGGAAAGCCTCTATTCGATCTGCAACCTCACTATGACACTCTTCATCGGCTCTCGAAAACAGATGGTGATTAGCACACATCTCTGCCAAAATTTCTCCGTCTCTCAACCGAGGTAAAGAATATGCCTTCTTGTAGAGACTGAGCGTGTCTGCTAAAAACATTGTTTCATCTTCTCCTACTTCACTGATAACCCGCTCGAGTTGAGATTTGGTAGCATAAACATTAGCATATTCCCCAATAGCGAAAAAGAGTGGAGTTTTTCTTTTTTTTGCTACTTTGATTTGTTTCACATAAATTCTTCGATCACCAACTTCCTGGTCTTCTCCCAATATTATGTAAATGAAGTTGTGCAGACATAAATAGGAAATCATTAAGGTAACCATGATTGGTGAACATTCAAGGCAAGAAGATAGGAACCCATCTCCTGCATAGCAATACCCTTTTTTATAAGAGAGCCTTAAGAGAAGAGTATAGAGGGCTTTGTGTGAAAGTGTAAGATCCTCTCTGTCTCTGATACTGGAATCTACTTCTTCCAAAGAATATATTTCCTCATTAAGAGACTCACATATATTGACAAGCATATTTAACATCCTCATTGGTGATAAGTTCTCGATCGACTAGTTTTTTCATGAGCATTTCCTTAAAGAAGGGACTTTTAAATGAAAGCCTAAGGGGAGCTTCTCTGTTAGGTTCATGAATTTCTATTCCACTGGATGTTTTTTCGAAGAAGATGTTGGCACTATTAGATTTTGTTTGAGATCTGTTCCGCATTTCTTGAGCAAAAACTTTGTTGGAAAGTTTGCGCTTTTCTTCCTCTCTCTTTTTGACGTTGGATGGTTGTGAACAGTTTTGAGACCTCTCTCTTGTTCCCTCTTTCTTTCTCTCCCTCTTTCTTTCTATATATGACTTTTGTGTCACTATGTTGTGTGACTTTTGTGTCACTTTTGGGTGTTTTTTATGACACCCTCCTCCTGAGTTGTGAACTTTTTGGTCCGAGTTATGAACAGTTTTGATGTAGGAATACGATTCCTGGGTATCTTCGAATTTATTGTTATTTAACCATCTCATGTGAGCTCCTAAGAAGATTTTTCTTTTCCGATTATGAAAGCTATCCTCATCAGTTTCTCTTAGAATATAGCCGAGTTTTTCTAACTGTGTTAAATATCTATAAAGCGTGCGAGTGGTTACTCCACAGTCGTTGGCAAGCCATCTCGTGCTGGCAAAGCAGTACCCTTTTTTATAAGAGAGCTTCGTTAGACGGATGAATAATATCTTCTCCGAATCGGAAAGTCTTCTATCGGATAGGACTTCGTCAGAAGCTTTAGTGAAAGATTGTGATGTTTTTTCTTGTATGCTTAATTCAGGAGATGATATGTTTGACATCATAAATTTCTTTTTCCCTTTAAAGGATTTATATTCAGAGGCCAGAAGCACCATGCTTCTGGTCTTGTTTTTTCTTTTTGAGGCCAGAAGCACCATGGTTCTGGTCTTTTTTTTTTTTTTTTCCCGATCCTACCGTTTTCCAAAGATAGATGTCACGAAGAAAGGTATCCCACATAGATGTGCCTTAGGGTCCGAAAGTCCACTTTCACTATTTCTCTACGTATGTATCCGCTTTATGAAGTGTTTAACATTCACAATGGTAATAGTGGTCCTGTTTCTGAATTAAGAAAATATTTTCTTCCACTGTTTTACCTTCACCGGCGAGATATTGAGTCCCACGTGGTCTCGGTCTAATCTGTGGAAGTGTTTTTGAAGAGGATCGTACTTAGCTCTAGAGATAATAGAATCGTTTTCGAGCATCAGGGAAACATCCTGGTAATCCCCGGGCTTCCTAAAAGAGTAATCTATCCAGCTTTGCTGAGAGTTCAAAGACTCATTCATTTTCTTCTCAAGTCCAGAAAGAATTTCCTTCTGCTCGTTTAGATATTCCGATATTAGTACCCGTGGCTCAGAAGTCTCGAGGAGTATCCTTTTTAGTTGGAAAGCTTGTGCTTGTTGATTTTTTTTAATACCGGCTATGGAGTACCAAGTGATTCCAAAGAAAATTAAAATTAAAGTCAATCCGGCGAAAATAAGTGATTTTTCCATCATTATTCCTGTTTAACTGTTCCTCTTGGGATATAAGTTAGTCTTTTATTTTTTTCCATTCTTCTTCTAGCTCTCTTCTTTCCGCTAAGATAACAGTAATGGCGTGCTCTATGACTAGCAGGTTCCGCTTCGTTAGAGGTGACGTTGAGCTTAAGATTCTTCCGATTTGCTCTCTTCGGTATCCTCCTTCGTCTCCTACTTCCTCCATCGTTATCTTGCTTTTCTTCATAAAATTACGTATAGAATCAATCTTTGAGGCCATCATGTATCTTTTTGTGTGCACTTAATATTGATATGATGATATCATTCGATTATCTAAAAAGCAACAAGCTAGGAAAATAATTGAGAACAACGCCTGATGAGGCTATATAAAAACCAAACGTCACAACTGGAGAATTTATGAGCTATTACGAAACACCTGAGGACTTCTATGAAGTCTTTGCCAACGAGAAAGATACAACACCCGAGCTTTCTGATATAGAGTACGCTCGTGAAAAGATGCAGGTCATACTTGATGGTCTGTATGGAGACAAGCCCCTAAACGATATGGAAGATGCTGTTTATGAAGTTTGTGGAGCTTTAGATATCCCCACGCCACTAAAGAAAGAGTTGAGCGTGAAAAAGAAGTCGAATGAGTATTTCGAACTTGGCAAATACTTTATGGAGAATCAGGCCAAACTCTAAAGGAGAAAATGGCCGGAAAAATTATTAACTTTTCGGAGAATTTTATGAGCATACAACAAGAAACATACGTCACACAAGAACCGGTGAAGCCTGTCGACTTAAACAAGCTAACTGTCGAATTAAACAAGCTGTTTGAGGCCCTTGCCAAAGCGCAGCTAGAATATCAACCAGAACGAGCTCCTACTAAGCGTACGGAGTCTGTCGAATTAAACAAGCTGTTTGAGGCCCTTGCCAAAGCGCAGCTAGACATGGAAGTTGCTAAAACTGATAGCACCAACCCATATTTTAAAAGCAAATATGCAGACCTTAAAGCATTAATCGACGCCTCTAGGCCTTTTCTAGCTAAGAATGGTATTTGTGTTGTTCAGAGACCTATTCCCGCTGAAGATGGTAGACCTTACCTTTACACAAGAATGGGGCATCTGTCTGGGCAGTGGATGGAGAGTTTTATGCCTATTAATCCTCCCAAGCAAGATATTCAAACCCTTGGATCGTATCTCACTTACTTAAGAAGATACTCTTACTCAAGTATGGTTGGAGTTGTTGCTGGAGATGAGGATGATGATGGTGAAACAGCCATGACGTCATCTAGGCAACCTACACAGATCCAGAGCATTGCGATATCCAAAGCTCAACTTAACATCCTTGCTGAAGAGCTCAAGGGTGAAGAGGGAATCCTTGAAAATATGCTAAAGGCTTTTGCTATATCAAAGCTTTCTGATTTACCTCAAACACGTTATACTAAGTGCATTGAAAGAATTAGAGAGATCAAACGTAACAGAGAAGGAGACAAGTAATGCAACAGATAATGATTCTTGGTTTTGTGGGCAAAGACCCCGAAGAAAAATCAACACAAAAAGGCTCTAAAGGATATTTCTTTCCTGTAGCTGTAGAAAGCTTTTCTAAAGGTGAGAAGAAAACAATCTGGTACCAAATTCAAGTTTGGGACGTTGGTCTGTTTAACATGGCCAAGGCTATAAAAAAGGGATCTCTTATTGTGGTTTCCGGAACGCTTGGTGAGACATCTATCTATCAAGCGAAAGACGGAGAAAACAGAGTAAACCTTTCTATTAAAGCGATGTCCCTCACTTTTGTTCCTGGTAAGAAATCTGATGCAGATCCTCAAAGCGTTAAGCAGGACGATGCTGATATTTCGGGAATGTTTTAGATTATGAAAATTGTTAACTTTCTAGAAGGACAAGGGAGTGACGATTGGTTAAAATGGAGGCGCGGAGGAATCGGTGCCTCCGACATACCAGTTATCATGGGTACCAACCGCTATACTACTCCATTAAAGCTATGGAATAAGAAGTGCGGCTTTGAATCTGAAGACGTTGTAAATTCTGCTATTATGCATGGAGTTAAAAATGAAGGTGTGGCTCGGGATTGGATTAATGAGAATCATAATCTTAAGCTAGAACCTATTTGCTTGGAAGATGAAGAGCATTCTCATTTTAGAGCTTCTTTAGATGGGTACGACAAAGACCAAAGAACCCTAGTAGAGATTAAATGCCCTGTTACTGACTCAATTTTAGATGATGTTCGAGTAAGGCAAAAAGTTCCGGAGTACTGGCTTGATCAAATCCAATGGCAAATAATCTTATGTAACCCCATTAGGGCAATGATTGCTGTATGGGACTATCGATATAATTCGTGTGTAACTATTGAAGCTTTCTGTCTGCCTGAAAGACAAGAGAAGATGAAAGAGAGAGCTCATGATTTTTGGAGAAAGGTGGTATGTGGAGTACAGCCAGAACCACAATCTCAAGACTACATTGTTATAGAGACCCCTGAGCTCAAAGAGTTTCTTAAGGAGTATGGAGAGTTAGATAAACAAGAAAAACGAGTTAAGACCCGCAAGAAAGAGCTCAAACAGCAGATCATAGAGCAAGGTGATGATGGGAACTTTTTGTCTTATGGCTATTGCATAACTCGGTGCATGCCTAAAACTACCTACGATATTCCTAAAATGAAGATGGACGGAATCGATGTCGATAAATACATTCGTCAGTCAAAGTCGATTGGGTTTTATAAGATTAACGTTCCTAAATAATCTCACACTATAATGGGGTTTACCTGCCTGCTCTTTCTTGAGCAGGTATATTTGAGTAATCTCCTGACCACTTCCCTTCGTTTTCATAGTAATAGAGCGCGTCTTTTAATTTTTGCTCGTATTGAATCTTTTCTAACTCGTTTTTTTGTCGGTACTTAGAAATGACTTCATCTATTTTTCTTTCTTGAGAGTGTTTATGGTTTCGCTCGCTTTTTTTAGACGATACTTTCCCTACGAAAAAAGTGGCGATGGCTATTAAAAACATAACAGCTGTTGTGACCATTGAGGCTTCTTTTATTTTCATAGTTTTTTCCTAGTTAGACAAAGTAAAATATGGTTTGATTTAAAAGGGTTCCGCTAGTGAATTCCGTATCAGTTACTGAGTTAAATATTTTATTATCACCGCTTCTAGACAATAAGACATCTCCTACTGCACCCCTCACTCCAGCAAAAACTGAGGTGTATCCTACTCCAAGATTAATATTCGCGAATCCACATGCTGAGGAGTATTCTGATAAAGTGGCAGGAGTAAAAGGAAGACCAGTGATAGTTGCTGCCCCAGTTTCAGATCCTTTTGAGGTAAGACTCACTCTAAACCCAATGTAAACAATATTTCCAATGCGAGTATAATGCCCCTCTTGGGTAGAATATTCAATTCCTGTTGTTTCTCCTCCAAACTTGAGAACTGGAGTCCAAGTGCCAGTTTCATAGGCACTCATTATATTAGAGCCATCATCGAAAGTCAGTCCATCTGCGTAGACATTATCCCATGAGTTAGTAGCTGACCCTAAAGAATCGGCCCTATCAGTTGAGGGGACTATTGGAGCAGCGGTTACTGAGATAGTTCCGGACCCATTAGGAGCAATTATGACATCTCCGTTAACATCCGTGCTTGAAAGAGTGTTTCCATTAAGCTCTAAATTATCTACAGTCAGTTGGGTTAGGCCCAGTACATTTGCATCTAAATTAACTGTTGCATTCGACCCAGCTCCACTGGTATTGACATTGGTTCCACCTAGAACTCCAACAACACCTGAACCATCAGGAGGTATGTTCCCTCCACTATCTCCAGCCAAAAACTGAACGTCACCCGTTGTCGCTCCTCCAAGCTTTATCCATACTCCGCTTGTTGTAGTTTTAGAAGTTAAATACCATAGATCATCGGATGAAGTATCATTCCAAAAATCTCTAACCTTGAAATTTCTATAATCGGTCGTTAATGGAGCTCTGTTGCGTCTAAATATACGAACGGGAACTTGATCATTGGCTGGATATTCGAGGGGAGACTGAGGTTGATTATTGTTAGTGCTCATGCAAAATACCCTCCCGTGACAGTTAAAATTGAATTGTTAGCGAAGTCAACATCCGAAAGTCCAGATGCCGTTCCAGAAGTGTCAGCTTCTTGTATTATAAGGGTGGTACTGGAATCCGCAAGAGCTACATAGGCCAGATATGCGGAAGATGTTAGGGTTATATTCGCGGACCTAGCCAAATTCCAATATACATCTCCTACAGAGGCAAACGGTAATCCTGTGATCGTCGCATTTCCCGTAGAAGAACCTTTGTTTGTAAGATTAAACACACACCTTATAAAAACAAAATTTCCAATTCGGGTATAAGTCCCAGATTGATTTGAATAGGTAATTCCTACGCTCGCCCCTCCAAACTCTAAAACAGGAGTCCAACTTCCGGTCTCATAGGCACTCATTATATTAGAGCCGTCATCGAAAGTCAGTCCATCTGCGTAGACATTATCCCATGAGTTAGTAGCTGACCCTAAAGAATCGGCCCTATCAGTTGAGGGGACTATTGGAGCAGCGGTTACTGAAACTGTTCCCGATCCGTCGGGAGCTATTATCACATCCCCATTAGTATCAGTACTGGACAAAGTGTTTCCGTTAAATTCTAAATTATCTACTGTCAGATCCGTTAACCCCAGTACATCTCCATCTAAATTAACTGTTGCATTCGACCCAGCTCCACTGGTATTGACATTGGTTCCACCTGCTAGGGTTAGAACTCCTGCCGCCGGCGTAGCAGTTCCTGAATCTGTAGGATACGAATTAGCGACCGTTCCTCCGCCCGCTTCTAGGTTTAAACTATTCGCTCCAGGAGTAAACGTAACTGTCCCTCCACTAGAGGTTAAAGAAGCAAAAGCTGGATCTGCTCCAGTAGCTCCAATCAATAACTCTCCATTTGAACCAGCTGCAGTGGCCACCATATTAGTGGTAGCTCCCTGACCTAGAATGACTCCATGGTCGGTGTAATCAGATTTATAGGTGGCTGAATAGGAATTTCCTCCAGCTATAGTCAGTGTACCTGCAATATTATTGTCGTCAGGAAATCCGATGGAAGTTAAAGTTAATGTTCCCGTTCCTGTACCACCTAGAGCTGGATTATTTGTAGATTGAATCTCTCCATTTGAAATAGAAAAATTTCCAGTGGAGTTAAAAGTTAAGGCTTGTGCTGCCCCTCCTCTAAAATTGGTGTCTATCGCAAATCCTGTTAGAGATCCCCCAATAGTGACAGAGTTAGCAAATTTAACTCCGTTTTGAAAGAAAACATCTCCCGCTCCCTGCATATTGACTGGACAATTTACATTGCATGTATCAAATCTAAGAAACCCGGATGCATCTCCATTGAGTTCCATAACTTTGGAGCCCGCTCCCATTTCTACATTTAAAAACTTTATGGTGGAAGACCCTGTAACATTATTTACCACTCCATCTTCAGTGCTCGCCTCAACGCAGTTATCCATTAATAATTCTCCCGTCCAATTGGGAAGATTAAAAATATATCCGTCTGTGATGACTACGAAACAGTTATTAATGTTGAAAGTAGTAGTACCCGCCGCAGCAGAATTAAGGACATCGGTGGCTGTTACTAACACAAATCCATCAAAATTAACTGTTCCTGATGTAGGAGGGGTATGAACTCCCACTATCGTTGGCTCTCCATCACTACCTTGCAATGTAATTGAGGAAGTAATATTTAAATCCTCAGTATATGTTCCAGGTTGTACCCAAATCATATTAACTCCGCCCGCTAAAGTGGCAGCATCTATTGCTGATTGAATAGTGGTATATCCTGCCTGACCTGAAGGGCCTACCACATATGGGGTAATTGGATAGCCGCCTACAGAAGAATCTACAGTAAGTGTATTAGTTCCGGGATCTCCAGTGATCGTGGTGGTATCTCCACCAAGTATATTAATATTAAAAGCCCCATCTGGTCCAACGGGACCTCCTGTATTTCCAGTAAGAGTTTCGATATCACTTCCAGCAGAGCTAAAGTCTGTCAACGGTCCTTGCTGCGACATTATTTTCCTCCCTCAGCTGACATTACTTCAGCCCATACACTTCCTGAGGTTCCGAGTGTTGAGACGTACTTCACATAGATTTGAGTTCCAGAAGCAATAAATAGCCCATCATCTCTAACTCTATTGGCTGATAAATCTAAAAGTTTGAATGAGTTAGAAGCTAATCGAAGATTATCAACAACTCCATCAAAGGAAATATATACTTGCTCGTTTGTTTGATTTTGAAAGGAAATAAGGCGGACATTATCCGAAGTAGGTACTCCTAAAGCCGCATAGGTTCCTGTGACTGAGCCGAACGCCAGCTCTCGTATTGCATCAAAATAAACTCGTGTTCCAAATGCCATATATCATCCTTTATGATAAAAAGTTTTCAAGAGTTACATATTTATTTATTACAAAGTACATGTCGTAATTGCTAGTTATCGAAACAGTCCCACTTCCAGATAACTTTACTGCTTGCACTCTAATATCGGACTTACTAGGGGCTTGTATGGGAAAATTAAATGGTTGATAAAAGGACGCATCATTAATGTTAAGTCTAAATCGAGTTATCCACGCCCCCCCCTCTGTCCGAGTTTGTAATGTAACTAAAGCTCGATCATTATTTTCTGTACCTAGAGTCAAATTTTTAATAAAACCTGTGTATCCGGCAGGAACGGTACATTGACTCTTAAGAGTAGATCCTAAAGAAGCACTGATCTTTGCTTGAGGAGTTCCTGCGGTAGAAGCTGTCGCCGTAATCGTTCCCGCATTAACTCCGGCATTTCCCACCGAACTTACAACCATTCGATTGATTCTAATAAAGCTGCTTTGGGTGGCGACCTCGGTAATCCCGTTCATAACAACCTCTTCTTTTAGAGATTGGTAATTATCATCTAATCCAAATATAGTGATAGTACGAGCTCCATCTCCTAAAGGATTTCCGTCGTCATCGGAGCTCGAAGAAACTATATCCATTTTTTCAGCTGAGGCAAGAAAGGAAAGTACTCCTCCTTCTTCCCACACATCTTCAGTGATGGTATCGATATCGGGGTTTATGGCATAGATGGTTTGTCCAGCTACTCCAAAAACTTTGTTAGCCGCTACTTTTAAATCAAAAGTCCAAGGCTCCCACGGAAGTTCGTTTTGTATACTCATGGCTGACCTATTAAAGTTGTCTTACGATAAAATAGTTCACAACCGAAAGATCGCCCGTCTCAGTAGATCCCGGTGTTCCCGTTTGCAACGCGGTAATAGTGAAACTTGTGGCTGCACTAATCGAAACATCCAGTTCTCCGATTGTCCTCTAAATTTTATTATTACTTTCTTTCCATTTACTACGAAAATTATTTTAATTCTTGGGGGAATAAGGGTTTGTGGTATAATTGGCTGTAAATACGGTAAATGGAGGAAGAAAATGGTTAAGCAAAAGAAAGTTACGTTTGAAATGCCAAAAGAATTAGCCGCTAAAATTAAAGGCTACTCGGCTCTTTCTAATATTCCTATGCGGCTTTTTATTGTTCGCACCTTATGGGATAAAATTCGTAAGATAGAAAAGGGTGAAGACAAGACCATTAAAATAGAAAAGAAGGAGACATAAAATGGATTGGTATCAAATTTTAGCGCTGGTAGGACCTACGGTAACTCTTTTCTTATGGAGTCGTAGTGAATCTAGAGCTGATTCCAGGAGAGTTGAATACTTAGTCGCCGCTATGAATACAGAAATGAAAGACTTTCATGGGCGTCTATGCAGTATTGAAGCTCAGTGGAAGGGAGTTAAATTAGAAAAAGACAAATCGCAAGAAAGTTAAACAAAAAAAGGAGAGCTAAAATGGATTGGACACAAGTTTTTGTAATTCTAGGGGTTTTTGGAGGAGCATTTTTATATTTGTCTATCAAAGTCGATGGAATAAGAAAAGATGTACACAATGTGGATAAACGACTTACGCGTATTGAAGATAGATTAGAGTTTTCAAGCAAAGTGGTGTATGTACAACACGAAAAAATTAAAGAAAATTAATACTTAGAGAAGGAGGAGATGTAAGATGGATGTAAATATAATTATTGGAGTGTGCACGGTCATTACCACCGTGGGAGCGCTAATGGGATTTATGGGCAAAAGATTCGACAAAATAGAAGTAAAATTGGAAAAAATTTCTTTGGATTTAAGACAATTAGATTCACGCCTTTCTAAAGTGGAAGGCTATATCGAAAGAGATTTAGTAAGTAAATATAGATCTTCCCCACCTACGGGAAGTGAGTAAAAAAGGAGGAAAACTGATGGAAGAAATAGTGAGAGAATTAGTTGATGAAATCATTGGATAATATATAGTGTTATCTTTATTATAAAAGATTACTTAATTCCTTTCCTTTATGGGATTTTCAAAACACTTAAAAAATCCAAAAGAGAGAAAAAAGAAATCCTTTCTCAGGATTAAGCCGATCGAATTTGTTTAAATTCCTTAGCTGTGAATCCCTTTTTTGTTTTGATCTTTTCATATTCCTTGAGTAATTCTCCGCCTTTTTTAGATTTTAAAGATGCCGAAGCTCGAGATTTTCTTATCTTTTTGATAACTGCCGAAGTGATGGTGCTGGATAGAGCTCCCACGGGGTGAGCCCTCCCACTAATAGAACTCAATCCGGCGACGCTTACTAAAGGAGCTTTCACAGCAGTCGGAAGCTTAATTCCAAAACCTTCTTGTAGTCCTTGATCAAGAGCTCCTAGAACCAATCCGGCTATAGTCTCAGTCTTCCAGTTTCTTAAAACCTTCTCCAGATATTTGTTAAAAAAAGTCCGCATTTCTTTGGGAGAAGAGATATCTGGAGGATTCTTTATTTTTTCCAGAGCCTGCGCGGCTTCTTTGGCGCTACTGGGTTTAGCCCCTTTTGTCACTAATAAGGTCTCCACGGCAGCGGGACCTTCTTTCGTGGCTTTAGAACCAGCTTCCTCTATTTTCTTTATTGCAGTTTTAGAAATATTTCTTTCCCCGTGGGAAATTTTATCTCCAATACGAATTAAATCCTTAGAGAAAAGATTGTTTTCTTTTTTGATATCATCTACCCACTTCCTATAATAAGTCCCCTTAGGACCCTTCAAAGACGCCAGAACCTTACGCTTTTGGTCTTGAACTGTGACAGCAGCTTCCAGACCCTTAATTCTTTTTTCTAATTGATGGAGAATCTCTGGTCCCGCTTGGGAAGCGTTCATACGAGACATCGGAAGGGCCATTTCTTGACGAACATGTTTTCTCAAATCTTTGTAAGCATTTAGATATTCTCGATTAATATTTAAGAAAGTGTCTTTTGCTACCGATTCTGGAAGAGTTCCTCTAATTAGATCTTTTTTTGATTTTTCAAGAAAAGTGTTCATCAATTTGTCATTCGTAGCGAACTTCTTCTTGACCTCAGGCCCCCCTTCCATTACATCTTTAACTAGAGTCTCTAGGGACTTTTCCACTTGAGATCCAATTTGTTGTGGAGAAGGTGGAAGCTTTCCATATTTAATTTCGTGACCAAATTCATAGTTTTGTGCATGGAGTTTTTCTAGTTTTTGTTGAGAATTGCGAAGAGCTACCCCGGTTTCTTTGAATAGATTCTTTTCTACTTGTTGAATTTGGGTTCGATTTTTTTCTATTAAAGGAGTAAGTCTTTCTCTTCGTTCGATTAAACCAGTTTTTTTAATTTTTGGAGGCTTCATATATTCTTCAATGGGAGTTTCCGATAAAGCCTTGCTTTCTTTTTTAAATCTTTTTTCGGCTTCTTTTGGAGCCTCAGATCTACCCTTGATAGTTTCTCCCTTACCCTTCACATCAGGGGATACTTTTTGCTGTGTCTTTTTGGCTGTTTGATGAGCATCTTCCCTTAAAAACTTACTAAATTGTCGTACATCTTCTTTTTCCCCTTTCTGCAAAACTTCCGTAGACAAGCCACTTTTTTCTGCTCGTTTAAGTACTGCTTCCGAAGCTTCAGCGGCAGCTTTGCCAGTAAATTTCATTTCTTTAGCAAGAGCATTCCGGAACAATTTCGCTACTGGTTTAATAGCCGCTTCTCCTAGAGGAATAAGACCTCCGACAAGAGATTGAACCCCTATAAGGGGAAGATCAACTGGCTTGTCTGTGCCCAAAGTTCTAACTGCTTCAGCGACCATGGCATCTCCACCAAAAAACGCTGCTCCTTTAACCGCTTTCGCTACTAACGATCCTTTTCCTAGAGCTGCTGGAATGAAAGGTAATTCTGAGGCAAATCGAGAGAAACCGGCTATTCCTGGAGGGGGCGCTAGATTAGGAGTAGCTTTTTCTCGGAATCTTTCTTCTAGTGCCTTTCCGATAAAAGGCACACCTGCTACTTTTGTACGTGCTTCGTGTTGTTTTACGAGCCCCGGAAGGATTTCCCTCAGTTGAGATTGTAATTCATTGGGCAAATTTTCAATGTCATCAGGATCCAAAGTTAGAATTTCTTCTAATGAGAATTCATCTAAAGAAGTGGCAGTCTTGGATTTTTCGGAGGAGCGTTTAGTAAGTTTTTTAGACTCCGGAGTTTCTTTCTCTTTAAATAAATCCCAAACACGAGCAGGTGTAGTGCCTTCTCCCAGAGACTCATATTGACGGAAGGCCATCTCTTCAGCAGTGGCTCTTGGATAACCTTTTTCTAGGTTAGAGATATAAAGAGAATTAATATCATCCATGATATCAGATCTATCAATATAAGATGATCTACCGGTATTCTTAGCGGTAGAAGCAAGTCTACTTTTTGCTTCATCTTTATATTTTTGGATCTCTTGTTGCCTTTTTAATCCGGATGTAAGATTTCTAACTTTTTGTTCCGCTAAAGCTTGCAATCCTTCTCCTAAGAAACTTCCCGTTGCTTGTCCTAGGTTTTGAGCTAATGAAGGAGCGGTTGGAGATGCATCTCTATAAATAGTCATTTTTATTATGCCGGAGGTTGGGGAAAATTAACTTGGGGTCTTCCTGCATAGGCCGCTAAAGCTTTTCCGCCACTTCCTGCTAAAGCCATAACTAATTTCTCTAGAAAACCTGACTGTCGAGGCGTAGTTGTAACTTCTTGTGTAGGAGATAATGCCGGATCTAATAGTTGCATTAATTGTTGAAGTGCACCTTGTTGCATTCCAAGCCTTTGAGAAAAGATGTCTTCTTCAAATTCTTTACCTGCCTGACCTAACTGTTGCCCAAATGCAGATGAACGTTGACTCCCTTCTCCTAATGATCCGGTAAATCTTTCAGCTATTGATGGGAGAGTCTTTTGCTCAAACCCTCTACGAGCCGGGGCAAAAAACGATTCAAAAGTTTCTTCGTCTCCCCCCAAAATCTTTCGGAGATTCTCTAGTCCCGTGGGAAGCTGCTGCTGCAAACCGCCACGAGCAGTTCCTAAGATCTGTTCTTGCTGAGGATTATATAAGGGGCGAGACTTAGTCTTTTCACCTTCACCTAGAAGAAAATCCATAAAGGCCATAGGAACACCTACTTTTTAAGTTTCTTTGATATATTCTATTACTACAAAACTTCTCGTAAATCCAGTGTAATTAGCAGTAGTTGTAGTGATATTTATGTTTGTTGCATCGACAGTTAACGTTACACTATCCCCAGGAGTTGTTGTATTAATGTGTGGAAGAGGAATTCCTTTTGTAAGAGTAGAGGCTCCTGGGGCGGTGGCTCCTCCATAAAAGGCTATAATAGAGTAATTTTCAGTAGTATTAATACCGTGGGCTGTAGTGCTTGTTCCCGCATTAGGAAGTGCTCCTGTATCTACAACTACTCGGAATACATCTCTATAAGTAGCATTCGAGCTTTTAGTTGTCGAAAATGTCGGGATAAACTGCTTTCCCGTGATGCTTTCTTCTGTAACATAGAGTCCGCTATCTTTGCTGTTAGTGGCTAAGGATATCTGATTTAAATACTCATATAGCTTTATTTTAAACTCAGCATCATCTTCTGGGAGAATGAAGGTTTCAGGAAGGAAATTGTTAGGATTGGGAGGAAAGGAACTACTCATTTTATCCTGTTATCCTGCCTTGTGGTTCTACATAGAGAATTATAGCATGCAGCTGAAAATCGGATTGAGAAATCGCTGCGTTTTTCATCTGGTCATCAGACATAGAAAATATGAGCTGAATAAAAGCGCCCTCAGATTGAATAAAATATCGATGCCAAATTTGCTGTTGATTTGGTTGAAATGTCTGGTTGTCTTCAGGTTGAGTATATAGAACATTACTTCCAAGCAAAACACCTGGAGCAGCCATTTCTTCCATAGAATCGTTAACTGTGGTGTCGATTAGATAGTCTAAACTTACTTGTCCTAGAGAGGTGCGATCTAAAAGAAAGTCAGCATAAGGCATGCTAAATTGCTGCCCTATTGGGGTTCCGGGGTTGAACTGTTTAGAGACGATTTTTAAATTGCTTATACGGGTAGCCTTTGCCCCTCCACTGTAGGTGCCTATAAAGGTCCCATCTATAACAATATTATTAGAATCGGTTATAGACGCCACTCTATAAACATTGCCATTTAGAGAGGTGATACCAACACCTTCTTCAATTAAAATATAGTCTCCTGAGTAGAGATTATGATCAATAATAGTAAGAGTCGATGAAGCGGTCATATTTGTGATATAAAGTGACTGGGAGTTTGAAGACTTTTCATTGTCTAAAACAAACACAAACCCTTCTTGGTTTCCTGAAATTATAAGAGGAGTAGCTGATTGGAAGAGAGGAGAGCCCCATGGAGTATTCCACGCAGCCCAAGTTCCATACATTGGTCCTAAATCAGCCCAAGTAATGTCAGATTCTCGCTGATAATTTCCAAAACAGGTGAAAGAGTCATTAAAAATCCCCCAAGTCCCGTTTTCATAATTATAGAGTAAAACGCGAGTTGGAAAAGTTGTGTCTTCAGAAGCGTCAGGAAAAGTCCAATATACAAGTTCGTTATAAAAATCCCGTATGCCATAAACGCGCTCAGGACCACTATTATCATTATGAATTTTAAACACTTCATTAGGAATTTTTTCATCGATTCTGTTTACATTTACCCCGTTGCAGTTATGAACCCCTACATTTCCAACCCCTAAAACTGTCTTATCAAAACCAATAATCGAGAAAGAACTTTCACACCCTAATTCATCATTCAGTTGTTGCCACCTAAATGGAGCACTTTCATTTCCGGTGTACAACAACTCCCACGTACTTCTTTCAAAATATACAATCAGTTTATCACGCAGTCTCTTTGCCGAGATAATAGCCTCTTGGGTGGGAGCATCAATATACCCTCCCCTTCCAGGGACATCATCAAGCCATGATGTAGCCGCAGCTCGCGGGTCTCCATTCTGAGAAAATCTTGCTCTATTTTGATAGGTTCGATCTTCAATCGTATTTAAAGCAATGAGACGGTCCTTAAATGCTACCAGAACTCTGCATGTTTCGAGATATCGAGTAGCTCCACTATTAAGTTGAGGTCTTAAAGGAGTCCAAGTAGAAGAACCAGAAGGTAAGTATTTAATGTTGTCAGCAGGGATATTGTTGACCACGTAGAAAAAGGTTTGATAAGGATTGGCTCCTCGATAGTTAACGCTCCAAAAAAAATCTGAATTAGATCCCGACCATAACTCCGTTCCGAGTCTTTCCCACGCCCCTGCAGTTCTTTCATAGGCAAATTGAGTATCAAATCCAATTACTTTCTCAGCATTAACAGATGAAGTTTCTCTAACTTTAAGTCCCATCACAGGATCAGCAGGATAAAAATAAACAGCAGTAGAAGGGTTCTCTGTTTTCCCAGTGATAACAAGAGCACCAGTAGTTGTATTGTAGGTTCCAGTTGCAGATCCGGTTGTAAGTAATGTCCCAGGAGTTCCGGTAACATTGACCGTGAATCGAGTGGTTCCAATTGAAAACATTTGTCCCACTTTAAAGAGAGCACCAGGAACCGTAACAGAAAAGTTGCCAGTCACAGCATCGGTAGTTCCGACATTTACCCTGAGACGAGATTCCAATTCTGTTTGTCCAATCAAGGAGTATCCGAATCTTTTACGTACTCTTCCCCTCCAAACATACATATCTTCTAGTTCGTAAAAAGCTTCTTCGGGTAAATAAAACGGTTTTACTCGATTTGCCCACCCCTCTTGCATAGGACCTATAAGAAAACTTTTGAGCACCATTTAACTTCCAAACGCCATGTAATAAAATAAAGTCCCTCCTCCTGATCCTATACTTGCTAACGTGAATCCATTAACAGATAGTGCCTGAGCATTCCATGCATTTACAGTGGCCGCTGCTCCAATCGGAGTAAGCATTACCGTATATGCATCCCCAAGAAACGGAGATGAAAATACCACCGGGGTTGAAGTTCCCGTATGAGTAACCGTTCCCAATCTTATTTTAAGGCCATCAGCAAAATTCCAGTGACGATTAGGAGAAACAGTTACAGGAACAGTGTTTGTCATTTGCTGCTCGGATCCACTAGATTCATTTCTCCAGTACAAATCTGGCTGACTTCCTGAATCTTTTGTATAAAGTGCTCCTTCATTAGAAGCTGTTGCGGGGGCAGAAGATTCTTCAGGCATTTGAAGGAATTTATGTTTTCCTTCATCAGGATCATTAAATTGGACGTGATTGACAGCTACAGCGGTAGAAATAGACTGAAAGTTTTGAAGGATTTGATCTTGACTTCTTGAGGGGTTATCAGTCGGCTGCGGAATATTGGAAGTATATGTGGACATTCTTAAAACCTATTGTTGTTTCCATATCCCATGGAAGTCATTTCCGTGTATATGGTCGCTGTTCGTTGATTAGTCTGTTGGACAACATGTCTATTTAAGACGAGTTGTTCTTGTTCTTTAAAGCCTCTCATAATTTGATCCACGCCTTCGGCATCTTGGGAGTCTTCGAAAATCTTTTTAGCTGCTCCGTAAGCTAAATATTGCCACCACTGATTCAAAATCGGAGCTTGATTAGAAGAAATAAGTGCTGAAGGTGTTAAAAAAGCGTTTAATTCCACTGGGTAGGGTTTATCCGGCACAGGACGAAGTGTTAGTACGTTGTCATAGAACAATACTGCTTGAGGCCTGTTAGCGGCATATGGAGTGAATATGAAGGTGATTTCATTGCCACTTGGGATATTATTTGCAAAAGTAATGGTCCCTACACCAGTGGTATAATCGATGCTTCCGGTGACATCAGTCTCTAGTAAACTAATCTCCCAGTTACCTGTTGTTCGATTAGCTGGACTGTCCACTACCTTTACCGTAGCTCCGGTATTATCAATTGTTCCAACAGTAATAGAGTTCTGAAGAATGGGGACATTGGGAAGAGTAAAATTATAAGGTCCTGGAGTTCCATTGCCAGTAACAGCGGAAGTGATATCGCCAAGTTCTGGATAAATAGTTAAAAACTGCTCCCTAGACTGGGAATAAAAGCATTGATAACCTGATACGTAAGCTGGTGGCTGGAGGTTATAATAAACATTCACAGCTGTTTCTGTTCCACCATCGAATGGTACTTGTATAGTCCTCAGATCATATTCAGCTACATTCGCCTCTGTCATAAACTTGAAGGTAGAAGTATTAGAAAAAACTCTCAAATGTTCAGGAAAGTCATATTGATAAAAAGTATTCACATACTCATCGATCTGAGTATCGGTAATTTGTTGTGGAGAAGGACGGCCTGTTAGCCGCCTTACTTTAGTCCTTATTGTTGCTAGAGTGCTCATCTTCTCCTTCAACAATATCTTGGAATTCTAAACTATCAAATGTGCAACGTTGGACTTTTTTGCCCACATCAACCGAAGGATGACCATTAGAATCTAAAACATGAGAATGCTGTGGCCACCAGCAATTTTGATTCAGGTGCTTTGCTACCATAAGAGGAAGTTCATAGATGTCTCCATCTACCAAAGTATATTTAAGGACATCGTCTCCCTTGTACTTTCGGAAACTAAATGTCATAGAACCACCACGTGGTTCATAACAACGAAAAATCCCTTTCACAATTTTGTGATCGGCTTTCATCATATGTCGCATTTCTTCATCAGAAGTCTTGCGAACATTTCTAGGTTTTTTTAAAGTAGTGGTGCTCATAAATTCTCCTTATGTGACGTTTGGAGTTAATTTAAGGGGAGAATGTATTTCTCCCCATTAGGGGAGGTTTAATCCTCCCCTTTTTTTTAGGTAACTAGAGAAGATTTACCGGCTTTCCAATAAATAACATCTCCAGAAGAACCAGCAGGTCCATCAATTCCTGAACTTAGACGCATACCGATGAGAGACTGATTATCAGTCGCATCATCAAGAGTATTTGCATAAGTACCATTAGCTGTTTCTCCAACCGGAATAACTTGAGCTTGTGTAAAGGGAACACTAGCAGTTAACGGGAAAGAGAAAGCAGTAAATGCTGAAGAATCGACATCAACTGTTATAGTGTTGTTGGCAGTGCTTACCGCAGTAATATTCGCGAGAAGACCATCCATTTCAGTCATACCAAAAGCAGACGGGACGTTAAGTCTAATAGACTGCCCAGCCGTTAACCCGTGAGTCACTGACATAGTGATGACTGCACTGGTTGCTTGAGTAATTGATGTGATAAATCGTCGTCTTGGATAAAACTGAGCATCAAAGTCAATTTTTCTCCATGAACCAGTAGTTCCAGCAACAATTTGAGCCATGTAGTCTAGGCTAAATGTAGTGGTACTTAAGGTACTATTACCTACAGTAAAATCCATTCCACCAAGCTGCTGTGCACCGGTAACGTCGATAATTCTAACGACATCTCCGGCAGCTAAACCGTTAGTACCAGAATTGGTAACAACTGGAATAGCAGCATTTGCAATAGCTGTAATTGTCGCATTTAGGGTTCCTGGAGCTTGACTTGATGTATCTAGAAGTGTGAATCCACCGCTAGCAAGAGTTTCTCCTTGTAGAGTATCTGTTCCATCGGCCTTAGTGAATTCTACACCAGTACCAGTTGCCATTCCTCTTAACCACTCAAACTTTACACCACGTCCGGGTGTTTGTTGAGTAGCCATTTGTGTGTAGTTAATTACTTCCACCCAATCAACGTCTGAACGAAGATCGAGGTCTACAGATACACCTGTAGAAGTAAAGCTACCTGATTGAATTATTGTTGATGCCATTACTTGCCTCCTTAAACGCTTAATGTTGTTCTAAGATTAAGGACCCATGCATCGTTTGTGATACGTGGTACTTGTGCAAATTTATATCCAACAGAAGCATTGAGGGCTAAAGGTCCATCATAGATAGGTGGACGGTAGATAAACTGCGCACTGTAACCATCTTGTTCAACCACTGCATAAGCTTCCATACCAACACAGAAAACGTTGTAAACATCGTTTCCATTGTTTGATCCAGCTGTAGATACAGATCCGATTGAAGAAAGAAGGAAACGTAGGTTTGAGACACTTCCCCACTCAGGGCGGAGTGTACTCATTTGACTTGGATACTGTGCTTTAGCAATGAAACCGTTTACTTGTTCAAGATCGCCAATAAGCTGAGTTGAACCAAGAGCAAAGTAAGCATCCCTAACAGGAGCAGTTCCAAACCGGTCTTCTCCTTCGATATTATCAGCAATTGTGTAAGCGTTGTTATCAGCAAGAGTGCGGATAATAACGTCGACATCGCTACGAGTGAGTTCAGTTGGATTATCGCCATTTGTTCCCCCTACACAGTTAATGAAGGAAGCGGTTGATGCTAGCATGTTTCTAGTTAATTCATCTTCAGTTTGTCTGCTTTTTCTGTTACTTTCCTCGCGATTAAAACGAGTACTGACTGCACTTTTAAATGCAGCGGGGAGTCTTGTTATTCCTCCCTCCCATGATTTCCCATGGGGTCGGACTATCGCATATGCCTGTTTATCAGCATCTCGACCGCTTAGTCTCTGCGGGTCTTGACATTTCTTCAGTTT